TTCTCTAATTAATTTCATAGTTTTTTCTCTCTACCTATATTTATAAGTTATCTAAACTCTATAACCAATGAATAGTTATCCCCACTGGCAAAATTTTTTGTACTTAATAATACATCACCAGTAGGCGTTGTTGCGTTATTTGGAATTTCATCTCCCGCTGTTCTTAAATCCCAATAACCTTGACCGTTTAAAAATAGTGCTGTAGCATTAGTTGCTCCCGCCCATTTTAATTCAACAGCTGATTTCGAGTTAGATGAATTAATAGAAAACCATATTTTACTAATCTTTCTATTACCATCTTCTGTCATAAAAGTTGTTTCAGAAGCATCTACTTTTGTTACATCTGTTTCACCTGTACCATCAGAAAAATTGGTCAGCTTGACTACATATTTTGCTCCAGATGTATCAGCTATTGTTTGTGTTGTAACTACATCAGCCATTAGTTATTTTCACCCATATCTATTTTTTGTAATGTTAATAAAGCATATCCGCTTGCACCAGCTGTAATACCTTCAATATCACCACCAGTTGCAGTTGTATTTGTTGCTGTATTTTTAATTACAGCGCCATAATAAACACCTGCGCCAGATAAGTTTATCGCTTCAACATCTGCTGAAGCACCTTTAAATTCTAATTTTAGTCTACCTGTTATCCCATAATTAATATGAGTAATGTGTAGTTTTGCGCCATTCGCATGCCCACTTAACGCACTTGCATCAACAGCAGCAGCTGTAGTTGTGCTGTCATTATCAAAAGTGAGTAATACTTTGGCGTGTGTTTTTGTATCAGATAATATCTTTGTTGTTATAGCCATTGTTCCTTTACACTCCTAATTGTTTGTTTGTTTCTTTTTCAATATATTGATATAATTCTTTTTTATCTACATTATGAAATTCGGCAATCTTTTCAACAGCATTTTCTATGTTGACTAAAAGATTACCTTTATTTTCAATAATCTTAAACATATCTTCAACTGCTTCTTTCATCACAGGTGTAAGACTGTTAAAAGTTTCTGTATCTAAAGACTTTTTATCTTTAAATAAATTACTAATTTTGTTCACCACCTTCAACTCCCACATCAGGTGCAACATTTGTTACAGCTTCAGGTTCTGCCACATCTACTTTCATTTCAGGTGGAACAGTTTCAGTAGATGGCGATAATACCTCTGGTTTTGGATCACTAAAAGATTGTGCTTGAAACAAAGTTCCAGCTAATTCAACTCTTTTATTATCTAACGCAGACGCAACTTTATTTCTTAATGCATCTTTAAATGCGTCACCAGCTTCAGCACTACTTCCGTTTGCTACTAGGTCTACAAAATTTTTTGTGTGTTCACTCATTTTTTATCTCCTTTTATATACTTGAATCTAACTTTGGTTCTTGGTTTAGATTCTGTTGATCGGGTTCCATTGTTGTCTGTTCACTTTTTATTTGTTTATCCATTTCTTCAATTTCCCTATCTGATTGTTTTAAAATATTTTTTCTAATATAGTTGTGTGAGAAATATTTACCTATGTAATCTCTCATACTATCAGCTAACATTATTCTATCTTTTAACATTTCACTTTCTTTCAACTCAGCAAAGTGTCCATCTTGTACGAAATCATAATTTAAATGTGCCATTATAGTTGGCCAATCTTCTTCAGCTATAACACCTTTTAAAACTAATTGAGTTTTTAAAAGATCATTAAATAGTTCCGTAAACTTCTTTCTTAATCTACCTACGAATTTAGTAAATTTTAATTCATCTCTACTAATTTCAGCCGCTCTTCCTAAATTAAAACCTTGAGAAGACTCTAATCTACTAATAGGAACATTTAGAGAACGATATAATTTCTTTTGGAAATATTCTATATCGCCTGTTTCACCAAGATTTTGACCACCAGGAAGTGTAGAAATTTCAGTTCCTCTGCCGTTTTCTCTACGAGGTAACCAAAAGTCTTCTAACATATTTAAGTAATTTCTGTCATCTCTTATCTCACCAGTAGAAGCGTCATAAACAAGTTTATTTCTATATCTTGCCATTGTATCTCTTAAATACTGTTCTGCTTTTACTTTAGGTAAATTACCTACATCAATGTAGAATATTCTTCTTTCAGGTGCTCTAGCTATTCTGTAAATAACCACAGCGTCTTCAATCATTCTTAACTGATTGACAGGTTTGATTGCCTTATGTAAATAAGACAAGACCATATTTTTATTTTGGTCTACCATACCAGAGCCACAAAAGGCAATTGTATCTGCTGCTATTCTAATACCAGCTGCTTGTGTTGCACCAGATATTCCTCTTTCATTGAATACATAGTATTCTTGTATATCTTGTACAATATCCATTGCTCCCATATTAGTTCGACCTTTTCTGATCTCTCTAATTTTTTTAATCTTTCTAGGATCAATGTATTTTAATTCTTTGATACCTTCTTTAGGATTCTCTCTATTAATAATTTTTTGATAATAGATACGGCCATCTACATACCATCTTCTAAAAATGTCGTGGCCTTTAGTATTAAAGTTCATCAATAGAAGAATATTCTTAAATTCATCTTCTATTTTTCTTCTTACATCTTTTCCATATGGTAAGTTTGTTAGATCAGGTAATACCGAATCTTTATTTTCATTAACAACAATTGCCTCATTGACTATATCCTCAATTGCTGTATCACATTCAGGGTGTAGTGATATTTCCCTATATCTTCTAATAAGGTCCGCTTCATTTTTAGCGTTACCTTCTAAATCCAAGTACTGACCAAAGTAACCCCCAGCGGAAGCGACAGTTGATGCACCATCGTCCGCTACGGGTATACTGAAGTTTTGTCTTGGATCTGTTTCCGTCTTTTGACGAGTTATCGAAAACCCAAACAAGTTCATAATTTATTTCCTCTTTTTCTACTACTACTTATATAAGTTTTTAAGTAGTGGTATTTGTTTCGAAGAATTGGTATCCAAATGTTACAGCAAATTCTTCTACAGCATCTACCGTATCATAACTTAAAGGGATTTCCGCAATATTAGTTGGGAACAATCCTCTTAAAGTGTAGGATTTAATAGTATTACCATTTCTGTCAAGGTGGTCAACGAATGCGTCCACTTGATAATCCGCAGGATTTGTTAATCCTTCGTTATCTGACATATTGTTAATACCATTTTGCCATCTTTCGAAAGCATTTCTCAATTTAAAGTTTGTGTCGTTAATAACTGTTACATTCCAATCTGCAAATGTTCTGTCACCTGCGATTTTAATTGCACGGCCTCTAAAATTTACGTTAACCGTACCAACTGACATCGCTGGAATAACTGTTGATTTACATAAGAATGCAAGTTCTTCTATTTCTCCACCAACTTGTGCGTAACCAGGAAAAGGCATTGTTACCTTAAACTGATTGGCTCTTGCGCCACCGCCAGCAAGTTTAGCTTTGAAGTCATTAATGTTTGCCATTTTTTATTCTCCTCTTCTAAAATTACCCAGCGACTTCCTCGAAGGAAACACCAGTTCTGGTTGCTACAAATGATAATGTGATAAAGTTGATACTTCTTGCTGGTTTCACAAAGATTTCAGCAACAAATTCATTTCTATCAATTACATCACCTGTATTGTTAGTTTCATCACACACTACTAAAAAGTCTGTGATACCTCTACGACCTTGTACCTCTCGTAAGAACGGCTCAACGATATTTCTAAAGTTCGCTCTAGTAAATTCGTCATTTAGTTCAAACAATTGGAATTTAGACGCAGTTGAGATAGCTTTTTCTAAAGTGATAAACAATCTTCTTACGTTTACTCTGTCAAATGCAGATGGCGCAGAAAGACCAGTTTTGTCACCAAATAGAACAGTACCTTGACCTGGGAAAGTTACCACAGGATTGATTCTACTTCTATATAAGTCATCTCTTTCAGTTTTATTAGGATTGTAAGCCAATTTAACAGCTCCTCTAATTGTTCCTCTATTCAAACCTGCTGGTGAGAACCAAGAGTCAGCAATTAAGTCTGTTCTTGCTGATAATCCCGCAATGTCTCCGTTTAATGGAACAAATCTATATGTATCGTTATATCTGTCGTACATATATTTGTAACCACTATCAAAGAAAACGTATGAGCTTGATCTAACTGTTGAATAGAACGCTGTTACGTTTGATGTTTGCGTTGTTGAATTAGCAACATTGACTACATCATTTCTTTCTGGTGATACGAATGCAACACAATCTTTTCTTTGTTCAGCAATTGTGATAAGATTATCAATGTGTGTCGCAGAACAAGTACCAGCAACTATTAAACCAACATCAACTGTTTCAGCGTCTTGGAATTTTTCATACGCTGTTTTAAGTTGTGCGTCAGTAACAGCTGATCCGTCAGAACCTGCTGATAAAGACTCTAATGTTGGAGTATCTACTGCTGTGAAAGATGTTCCACTTGCGTTGTTTCCCCAATTTGAACCAGATGCGTTATGATCTGTCCAATAGATGTATTGTGATTTATTGTAAATTACAGTTGGATAATAATTAGACTCTCCTTGCGGTGATTTAGCGTCTGCTGCTTTTGATGCTGAATCAAAAACTTCTAACACTTCTCCTGGAACACCTGAAATACCACCATCTTCGTCAACAACGATTATGTGTATTTCATCATTCGAACCTGATCTATCAGATACGAAAGGTGAAGTTCCTGGAGCACCAGAAACGAGATCATAATATCTCCATCTTCTTCTTACACTTGAAGTATCAGCTACTGCAGTATGTAAACCACCTGTACCTGTTTCTTTTCTTACAAATGTAATTGTATTTGTGCCTGTATTGTTATCAGTTACTCTATATTCGTAACCGCCTGACTCTGCAAAGTTTACTATGTCACCGACATTGATGTCTGATGAATCGTCTAAAACAATTGTAGTGTCTCCCACAGCAGTTGTTGCATCGTTAACAGTTGTTACACCGCTTTGTTCGTATGCTGTTGCTGTAGCACAAGTGGCAACTTGTAAACTGTTACCCCAAGCTCCAGCTGTTCTTGCTGTGAAGTTACCTACGTTTGCTTGACCTGTTGCATAGTTATCTTGGTAGTCAGTTGTATTTTCTATCAAAATGCTACTACCTGTAGTATTCGCATTTGTTAAACTACTATTTGTTGCTCGTACGACTCTAAGCGCATTAGAATATTGTAGAAAGTTAGCAGCAGAAAACCATTGTTCATAGTTTGTTGAATTTGGTTTCCCAAATAAAGATACTAACTCTTGTTCACTTGTAATGCTTACTATTTCATCTAACGGACCTTGTGTGAATTGACCAGCGAAAGCACCAACACTTGTTGATACTGCAGGAATAATTCTTGTTAGGTCTCTTTCTTGTACGAGAACACCTGGTGATACTTGAAATGCCATTTAGGTTTCTCCTTATTAAAAATTAGCTAATTTAAACATTTTTTCTTTTAATATATCTCAATAATCGTATTATTCATACGCCCATAGTTAAACATTTTTCATTACTATTATTTATAAGTCCTTAAATTTGTACTATTATTCGCCTCTACGTGTCACTGGATACCATACTTGTCCATATTCATCACTAAAAGGTTGTTCTTCTTCAGTATTAATACCATCATCTACAAAACCAAAAGGTGCCATATCTTGTTCTATTATACCTTGTTGTTCCTCATATAACTGTGAACGTATATTTAAATTTGTTAATTCTTTAAAATACGGTTGATTTGACAGCCAACCAAATAGTATCAAACAAGTCATTAAGTCATCATTACACCCTTCTTCTGCTTTAAACGAATTATGTTGACGAGAAAAAGTTGACATTTCTTCTATGATGTTAAAATCATTTACAATAACCTTATCAGATTCAATTATTGTTTTGATATTTGAACAACCTATTTTTTTAACTTGTTTAGTCATTCTAACACCTAAATTAGAACCTCTTTTACTAAATCCTATTCCTAATATTTGACCAGCACGACCTCTTTGAGAAGTCATTAAAAGATTATCATACTCTAGCTCAAATTGTAAAGCGTCAGATATTTGAGCACCTATATCGTTTACCTCTACCAATATGTGCGCTTTATTATATGCTTTACAAGTCTTCTCTATTATATTTGGAAACAATAAAGGCTTAACTTCATTGTGTCTATATTTAGCAACAATTTTCCAAGGCATTTGAGTAACATCAAATACAATAAACGCAGAATAATCTTTTGTAACACCTCTGGCAACGTCAACTGTACAAACATAAGTATGTCCATTTATAGGTTTTTCAAATACGTCTAAACCGTTATTAGAAATTAATGGTTTCATATATGCCATTGTTCTTATCTTTTTAGGATTTATTAAAGTATTTACGGAACCTAAAAACTCACACTCAAATTCTTGTTGGAATTGTTCTGGCGATGTGTTTCTAATTGTTTGTTCTTTCCATTTTTCATCTCTACCAGGAACTTCTGACCAATGTACTTCTATAGGAACATAATCGTTTCTACGATTTTCAGCATCTGTCCATAACTTGTAATATAGATTCATTCCGTGTGGAGTAGATACAATTATCATCTTTGTGTTTTTACCAGCTGATATTGTAGGATATACTGAATTAAAAAATTGTTCTGCGATTGTTGCTGGTACGAAAGCAAACTCGTCAAGGAAGATAATATTAAATGAACCTCCTCGAATAGCGGAACTTGAAGTCGCCGCTGCCACAATCGTTGATTTGTTTTCTAACTCTATATTACCTTTGTTCCAATTGATTACACCTTGTTGTAACCATTTAGGTAAATTTTCATAAGCAAGTTGAAGTCTTCCTAATATATCTCTCGCAGTAGATGATTTGTTCGCAAGTATAGCGATATTTGAATTAGCGTTAAATAAAGCATAGTGTAATAGATATGATATTGTTGTTGTAGATTTACCTGATTGTCTTGGAAGTTTACAAATGGTAAATCTATTATCGTGTATGGTACGAACAATATTTTTTTGAAAGTCATACATCTTAAAAGGTACAAGACCTTCATCAAGTGATACAATTTTTATATACTTTTCCATAAAGTATAAAGGATCATCAGCACATTTCTGAAATTCTATAATCTGTTCTTTTGTAAACTCTTGTGGAGTATTTACTTTTTTAAGATTAGGATTACCTAAATAAGCGTCTGTATTACTCATCTGCTGTAAAATCGTAATTTACTACTGCTCTATAATTACTTGAAATAGGATTACCAGCTGCGTGATAAAACTTTCCATCAAATAGTAAAATTCTTCCTTTCTTTGGAGTTACACTTTTTATTATATTTAAATCTTTTTCATTATCAAATATTACAGTATCGCCGTCACTATCATTTACGTAATACAACAAAACAAAATGTTCATCATCATAGTCCTTATGAGGTATTCCAAAACTATCTTCATTTAATAATGAAGAACTTGGTTTCATATTTGACTTGATTCTTTTAACCAAAACATTTTTTAAATTATGTTTACTTACAGTCAGTTCCAACACACTTAAAATAAAATTAAAATAAGGTGATCTTACAGTTAAATTATTTTCATTAATTCTCATAAACGTATGTACTAGCTGTCCTATATCTTGTACATTTTTATTGTGTTCAAATTTTTTACCTTGCGAATAATCACTTGTTTGAAAATTACCTTTTTCATCTTTA